GCGTTCTACGGGTTCCCGCAATCTTCGGAAGAGGTAAGTGCCGGACCTGGGGAAGCGATTGCATTCCCAGCCGAAGGCCGCGCTGAATATATCGAGCCAAGCGGTAGAAGCTACGACGCACAATTCCAACGGCTTGAGCAGATCGCGATGCAGATCAACGAGCTAGGCCTTGCCGCTGTTCTGGGTCAAAAGCTATCGGCAGAAACAGCTGAGGCCAAGCGTATTGACCGCAGTCAGGGCGATTCCACAATGATGGTCATCGCCCAGCAAATGCAGGACATGATCGACAACTGCCTGCGGTTTCATGCGGAATATCTGCAAGAGCCACAAGCTGGCAGCAGCTTCGTCAATCGTGATTTCTTGGCTGCGCGTCTGGAGCCAGCAGAGATTCAATCACTGTTACAGCTCTACACGGCAGGCACCATTACTCAAGAGACGCTGTTAAATCAATTAGAAGCTGGAGAGGTCTTGGGTGATGAATTCGACGTTGAAGAAGAGCTGGAAGCTACACAGGCTGGCGGCTTGATTGAGATGAATCAGCCAACATCACCGGTTAGTCCGGCAGTGCCTGAAGAATCAGCCGAGTCCGAAGATCAACCTGAAATCCCTGACTGATGTTTTGGAACAGACCCGCACAGAGGCAGCCAGAGCCCGAGCCTGAATCAAGGCATCAGGTTCTCTACTACGCGCAGACACCACTAGAGGGTGACTTGTTTGCTGTCATCCGCGTAACTTGGCATGAAAAGGGAATGCCAATCGGAGTGGTTGAATCACAGTTAAGAGAAGACGATGAAGACGCTATTCCTGAGTTTGGTCAGCTTGTGGGGGAAGCTCTAAGAGGTGGCGCAGATGTCTCGATCATTTGCGGCGCACCTCCCGAGGCCGTAGGGATCAAGCAATCATGACAACGCCAGCGGAGCTGTATCGAAATGCCATCGATCTCAACCGCTTTAGCAACAGTGTGGCAAAGCGAATTGCCATTACATACAACGATCTTATTCTGGATGCTGTTAATCAGCTACGTGGGATTGATGAGCTTGCAGCGCCTGTCAAAGCTGCACGGCTTCGGGCCATTCTCGCGCAACTGAAAGGGTCACTTGATAGCTGGGCAGAAACCAGCACGTTGTTTGCTGTTGAAGAGCTACAAGGGCTAGCTGTACTGCAAAGCGAATTTGTAACCAGTGAGTTGGCCAAGGCATTACCAGCTGAACTAGCGAATCAGATCAGAAGCGTGCAGATCAGCCCGCAGTTTGCCCAAGCGGTAGCAACTATTGACCCAACGGCCTTAAACGTTGTTGCGCTAAGTGACGACCTCCAAGCTGCGGTAACTGGAGCACCTGCAAGGTTTCAGCTAACGGCAACGCAAGGCTCTGTCATCACGCTACCTAACGGCAAAGTGCTGAACAAATCGTTTCGGGGCTTGGCTGAATCTCAGGCTGACCTTTTTGCCAAGACTGTTCGGAATGGCTTGCTGACCGGCGAATCAACGGACAAACTGGCGCGTCGCTTAAAGGGTCGTTTGCAGTTTGGAGATCTTGGCCCCTTGTCTGTAAGACAATTAGCTCAAGCTGGCGGTGAATTGACAGCCGTCGCTAATCATCAAGTCAATGCTTTGGTCCGTACAAGCATCAACCAGGTAGCCAATGCTTCAAGCCAGCAAGTCTACGAAGCCAATCAAGACGTGACCAAGAAATACAAGTATGTGGCCACGTTGGATAGCAGAACTTCGGCTATTTGCCGGTCGCTAGATGGCCAAGAATTCTTTTATGGCGAAGGACCAGTTCCGCCGCAACACTTCAATTGTAGATCAACGACTGTGCCGATTGTTGATTATGAAGGCTTGGGCTTTGATCCGCCACCATCAAATTCGCAAAGACGTCCAGGCACTACCCTTGGCCCATCAAGAGGTGTAAGGGGCGGCACTGTCCCAGACACCCAAACCTATGGCCAATGGCTTGAGCTTCAACCCAAGGCTGTAAAGGATGACGTGTTGGGCGCTTCAAAAGTTCCGTATTTTGAAAGTCTGGTTGAGAAGTATGGCCCAACTCAAGCGATCAGGAAATTCGTTTCTGCAGACGGGTCAGAGTTAACCTTGGATCAGTTACGCCGTCGTTATCCCAATGTCAAATCTGCACAGTAAATTCAAACTTGCGGTTCAGGGAAAGGCAGCACCAGAGGCAAGCTCCTCTAAGAAGCCCGCCAAGAGTAAAATCGACAAGAAAACGGCAGCTAAGGAGCAAGACTGATGCCAGGGAAGCACTACGGCCCTAAAAAACCTCAAAAGCCAATGGGCAAGAAGAAGGGGAGCAAGAAAAAGTAAAGTAGTAAAGTAATTAGCCCTACGGGTAATTCATGTCTGAAGAGCAAATTCAGGAGGCTACGCCTTCTGAGCTTCAAAACAACGCCGAACTCGATTCACTGAAAAGCAGTGTTGAAGGGCTAGAGCGCAAAAACCACGAGCTGATTGGAAAGCTAAAGGCCTACAAAACCATCCCCGATGGCGTTGACGTTCAAGAATTACTGGACTTCAAGCAAAAAGCGGTTCAAGCAGACCTAGAGCAGCAGGGCAAGTATGGAGAAGCCCGTCAAGCTTTGGAGCTGCAATTCCGTGAGGCGACAGCTGAAAAAGACAAGCGCATCTCTGAGCTAGAAGCCCGCGTGAGAGAGCTTGAACTGATTGCACCTGCGATCAGCGCTTTGGCTGACGTTGTTCATGATCCGGACTTAATACTGAAGACTAAACTCACCAGTGATCAAATCGAGCGTGAGTCAGATGGCACAGTCGTCGTAGTTGACGGCTATCAGCGCACGCCCGTCAATGAGTGGGCCAAGACTTTGCCCGCGTGGATGCAGAAACAGCCCAAGCCTCAAGGCAGTGGAGCACCTGCTGGCCGCACTTCTGGAGAGTCAGTGGCTGGGATTAAGAATCCATTTATAGCCGAATCATTCAATCTGACGGAGCAGTCGCGTCTATTCAAAACTGATCGCGACCTATATGACAGGTTGAAAGCAGCAGCTAACCGCTAGTATGTGAGTTAATGGCAAAGCTACGCAGAGCCAATTGGGCTACGCCCACACCGTAAACATTCTCTTTTTTGACAGATGGCAACTCTTAGGAGTGACATCATCATCCCTGAGGTATTTACGCCTTACGTCATTGAGCAAACAACTCAGCGTGATGCCTTTTTGGCTAGCGGTGTGGTGCAGCCAATGGCGGAGCTAAATGCAGCAGAGGGTGGTGGAGATTTCATCAACGTACCCTTTTACAAAGCAAACCTTGCTGGTGATTTTGAAGTTCTTACTGATAGCTCTTCACTGACTCCAGGCAAAATCACAGCTGACAAGCAAGTTGGCGTGGTCCTGCATCGTGGCCGCGCTTTTGAGTCTCGTGACCTCGCTGCTCTTGCAGCTGGTTCTGACCCAATGGCCGCCATCGGCGCCAAGATCGCTGACTACATCTCTAATCAGCGTCAGAAAGATCTTCTTTCTTGCTTGTCTGGTGTTTTCGGCAGCATCAATGCAAATACCAATGCTTCGGCGTTGTTTAGCCTTTGCATCGACTCTGCTGCCGCTGATACGCCAACCGTGCTCAGCCCCCGTCACGTTGCTCAAGCTCGTGCGCTCCTGGGCGATCAAGGAGACAAGCTGGCAGCCGTATGTATGCACTCAAAAGTCTACTACGATCTCGTTGAGCGTCGCGCCGTTGATTTCGTCCTTGCGACTGATATCAGTGGTGGTGGTGCAACTGCTTCCGGTGGTTCGATTGCTGAGTCCTTCGGCAGCCCAACGGTCCCAACCTTCATGGGCCTTCGCGTAATCGTTAGTGATGACGTGCCAACAGTTGGCGTGGCTGGTGCTACTGAGTACAGCACGTACTTCTTCACCCAGGGCGCGATTGGATCTGGCGAACAGCTCGGACTTCAGACTGAGGTGGACAGAGACATCTTAGCTAAGTCGGACGCAATGTCGATCGACCTTCACTATGTCTATCACCCGATTGGCACTAAGTGGGGCGTCACCACTGCGAACCCAACCCGGACCCAACTTGAAGTAGTAGGCAACTGGTCGAAAGTCTACGAACTAAAAAACATTGGAATCGTGCGGGCAACCAACGTTTCCAATATGGATTGATCGAGGTAACTAACCATGGCGTCCATTTTTGAGGCAACAGCGGGCAAACTTATCGGCCCAACAACTGGCGGCACTGTCACTCAGGCCACCAGCAAAGCAACAGGTGTGACACTGAACACTGCTTCAGGTCAAATCACCTTGCATGACGCTGCTTTAGGCGCAGGCGTTGAGGTGACCTTTGAGGTTACTAACAGCGAAATCGCCGCAGCTGATGTGGTCGTTGTTAATCACAGTTCTGCTGGAACTGCTGGTGCTTATTTGGCACAAGCAACCAACATTGCTGCTGGTACTTTCAAGATCACAGTTGCAAACCTGTCCGCAGGTTCATTGTCTGAGGCAATCGTCCTCAGCTTTGTGGCTCTGAAGGGCGCTAGCTCCTGATGGGTTTGTTCGCTTTCCGGCGAGCAAAAGAACGTGAGGCTGCTGTTACGGCGGCGGCCTCCTCTTCTAAAAAGCCCGCAATCAAGAAATCAACCGTAAAGGCAGATGGCAGTAACGATCACAGCGACGGCAGGCAGCGCAAGCGCAAACAGTTATCTAACGCTGGCGGAAGCTGATGCTTTAGTTGAAGGCATGGTCGAAAGTGCCGATGTTGCTAAGTGGACCACAGGCACCGCTGACACGCGCAACCGTGCTCTTGTCACAGCAGCGCAGCGACTTGATCGCGAAAGATTTCTAGGTGCACGGGCAACAGATACGCAGGCAATGCAGTGGCCGCGCACTGGAGTCCGTAAGCCTGACACGTACGTCAATACCTACTCAACGGGCTTTCCGTTTCGCATTTCTGACGATTACTTCACCGACACAGAGATCCCTGATCAGATCCAGCGGGCTCAGGTTGAACTGGCGGTGTACTTAAAGAACAACGTTGATGGCATTGGCCTAAGCGGTCTTGAGGATTACAAGAGCGTTTCAATTGGCAGCCTTAGCATCACGCCTGACAAGTTTGGAGCAGTGGGTGCTGATCGTATCCCGCCAATGGTTGAACGTTACTTGACTGGACTTAGAATTAGTGGGCCGGGTAACATTGCTATCAAACGGAGCTAATCATGGGCATGGACTTTGGGATTGGGGCTGAATTTGTCTCTGACACGGCTGCCCATACAGGCCGTTTCAGTGCGATCTACTTCAAAGAATCGACTGAAATCACCGCAATCACTGCGGATAACTACACGGGCAACGCATTGGCTGGCGAGACTTTCCCGGCTGACTCGACAATCTATGGAGTCTTTACGAGCATCACTCTGGCCAGTGGTGCTTGCGTGGCTTATAAAATCTGATGGGTCTTGCTAGCTCGCTGCAAAAAGTCGCCGACAAGGTTATCACCAAGTTTGGCGGTGAAGTGATCATCCGCTACGTCTCGGCAGGCTCTTACAACGCGACCACTGGCGTTGTCGGCGAAACCGTCAGCGATACAGAGACTCGTGGAGTTCTCGAGAATGTAGGCGTTCGCGAGGTTAACGAACTGATCCAAGCTGGTGACAAGCGCTTGACGGTCGCCGCTAAGGAGTTGCCATCAGCCCCCGAGACAAAAGATCGGGCTGTGATCAGTAGCGTTGTCCATCAAATCATTAGCGTCAACACGATTGAGCAAGACAATGAGGCGATCACCTACGAGTTGGTGTTGAGGGCATAACTATGACACGCCAGAGAGAGATCCGGTTAGATCGCATCGCCAGTCATATGGACGGGCAGATTCAGGATCTTGTTAAACTCGCGACGTTTAAATGGACAAAGCAAGTCATAGAGGAAACGCCCGTTTTTTCTCTGGACAATTATTCTGAAGAAGAACTGGCAGGCATGCCCATGTTCTTCAAGGTGAACGGGAAAACAGTTCCTCTTAAAAAAGCACTGCTGAAGCGCCCTACTGGAGGCACACTGAAAGGGGCTTGGCAAACCGATGTGTCAAAACCCTACATTGGGAGAATAACCAACACCACGGAATATGCTGAGCCGGTTTGCTACGGCACAAACCTGCCGCCATCATGGAAAGGACAGTTCAGGACTCGCCAAAGCCCTGGGACTAGGCCCGGTTTTCCTGATCTGATCGGCAAAGAGCTTGAGCCATGGATCAGCCAGCAGTATGAACGTATTAAACGGAGAAGCTAATGGCTGCTGTAGATCTCAACACTGTCAGAAGCGTCATTGAAGGCAGGCTGACCACAGAGCTTTCTAAAGCTCCGTTTCTTCCCGTCGTGTTTCACAACATGGCATATGAACCAACCCCAAACTCTTCTTGGGTGCAATGCCTTGTCAGCTTTGGTGCTAATGAGTACCTAAGTCAGGGCCTCACGGCCCATTCTCAAAACCGTGTCGTGGGTTTGCTGCTTGTCAGCATATTTACGCCGCGAGGGGTTGGCCCTGGAGCCAACTATGTCATTGGAAATCGCATCCGTGACCTCTACAATAGAGTCATCGTGTCGGGGGTTTTCTTCGACGCAGCCAACGGCCCATCGGTTCTGGCTTCACCAGTCCCTGAGGGCTACTTCCAAACTCAGGTCCGTGTGACCTTTGAATTCATCGAGGAACTCTGACCATGGCAACAATCCGAGGCGAACAAGGCGCCGTGCAGTTTGAACCAGCAGGCGGCTCTAAAGCTACTGTTGTTGGCACGCGCAGCTGGAGCCTGACCACAACCAAAGAAACGCTGGATACTTCAAAGCACGGTGACACTTTCCGCAGCTTTGTTGGCAGCATGATTTCAGGCTCTGGCACCGTTGAGCTGGTTTATGATCCAGATGCAACAGGCCAAGCCGGATTCCTAGAAGACGTGCTGACGCCTGCTGATCCCGCTGACGCCACTTTCGAACTGTTTACCACTGGCACTGCTGCTGGCACTGATTCCGTCAGTTTCGCTGGCATCATTACGGATATGGAAATCAGTTCTACCGTTGGAGATCTTGTTGTTGTCAGTTGCAGCTTTGTAACTAGCGGCACAATTACCGGCAACCTTCAATAATTGAGTAGCTTGCATTATGCTTTAGGCATACATGTTTGTTCACTGAATGTCAGCGTCAAAGACTCGCACGGTTGATTTATTGGTTGGGGCATTTGACCTCAACCAACGCCGTAAGTTTGTTTTGAAAAATGCGGCAGGTGATTCTGTCGTTGACTTGTATTTCACTCCAATCACAAGAGCGGATCGCAAGATCGCCCAGTCAATGGCGCAAAGCGATGAAGCCCTAGACATCAGCACCTACATGCTTTGCCAAAAGGCAGAGCTTGAGGATGGAACCAAAGCGTTTGCCTCTGCTGATGCTCCAAAGTTGCAACGTCAGCTGCCCGAGTCAGTGTTAAATGAACTTGAGCTGTTCTTATTTGGTCTTGGGGGCGACGAGGATCTCAAAGAAGCAAAAAACGACTAGCGCAGGATAGTTGGCTCTTTTTTGAGTTTCATCTGGCCTGCGAGCTAGGGATGACAGTGAGCAGACTTCGCACGGAATTGACCGATGCGGAGTTTGTTTACTTTGCTGCTTACCACGAATTGAAGGGCGAAAAGGAAAAGGAGGTAATGGATCACGCCAAATCAAGTCGGCGGTAAGATTGGAGCAGTGCAAGGGCGGTCGTGGCAGCAACCAACATTGAGTTAATTGTTAGTGCCGTAAAGGCGCTCAACCCGCTCAGGCAGGTTGATAATGCAACCAAAAAGCTGTCACAAACCGTCAAGCGAGCACAGACCGAGCTAAATGGTCTTGCAAAGCGTGCGGTGCAAGTAGGCGGCAAAATGAAAGCGGCCTTTGCTAAGGCCCAAAAAGCAGCAGAAAAATTTCGAGCCAAACTTGGCGGACTGAAGGGCGCAATTTTAAGTCTTGGTACTGCGGCTCTCACTAAAAGGGTGATTGGGCAAGCGGCAAGCTTCGCTGAAACACAAGTCAGGCTTAAAGCACTGTCTGCTGAGTATGGAGAGTACGGTAAGATCCAGCAGCTTGTTGCGCAAAACGCTAAGACATTCAATCAATCTCAGGCTGAGTCGGCTAGTAATTTTGCAGACGTTTTCGCAAGATTAAGACCACTCGGAACTTCGCTAGAAGAGATCCAAACGGTTTATAAAGGTTTTAACGCAACAGCATTGGCTAGCGGCACATCAGCAGCGGCTGCTTCTGGTGCATTCTTGCAGCTGAGCCAAGCATTAGGAAGCGGAAGATTACAAGGGGATGAGTTCAGGTCAATCGCTGAGCAAGTGCCCGGCATCTTGAGGCTAGTTTCAGATGAAATGGGCGTTACTGTTGGAGAGCTTAAGAAGCTTGGCAGTGACGGCAAAATTACGTCAGATATTCTTATAAATGCTCTAGCAAAAGGCTTTGATTTAAATAAAGACAAAATTCAGCAGCTGTTGGATGAATCGCCCGCTCAGCAATTCAAAAAATTTAGCAATGCCACGAGCGAGCTAAGCAATGCGGTTGGCACAGAATTACTTCCGGTCGTGGTGCCAATGGTTAAGGGGCTTACGGCAATCCTTAGGGTTGTTGGCGATTTGCCGGGGCCGATTAAAACGATAGGCGCGGCCTTACTCGGTATAACGGCGTCAGTGACGGTGCTTGCTCCTCTTGTTGGTCCGCTTGCAACCGGAATCGCAGCTTTGGCGCCTGCGGCAGTAGCTGCTGGAGGCGGGGCCAAATTCTTGGCCGGAGGGGTGATAGCACTTAACGCCGCAATGGCAGCAGCTCCTTGGGTGGCGTTAGTCGCTGGGCTTGCATTCGTAGCCAAGGGCGCAATCGACGCCAAAACAAAGATCGACAGGCTAGAGGCAAGCCTTAAGGACACCTCTGGCACCGGGGAAGAATTAAAAACAAAGATGCAGGAAACTGCCGAAAAGATTGAAACACTGAAGGGGCAGCTAGACAAAGCAGGGCCAAGCGCCGCTTTTCTGCAGAAAAAAATTGATTTATTAACTGAATCCCTTAATAGAATGAAGGGCCGCTATGAGATTGAGGTTGTTCTAAGTACGTTTGGCGTAGATGTTGCTTCGCTTGAGGATGGATTTTTTGGCCCAGCGGGAGCGGCAATTAAGCCTAAGAAGAAAGAAAAACTAACAATTAAGCCCCCGACCAGCATAAAGCCCCCGACCAGCAAAAATCCCAAAGAAGACCCTGCTGTCATGGCTCGCAAAAACGCTCTTGTTGAGTTGCAGGCGATAAGAGACAAGGTGGATCTGGCTCAAACGCGTACTGATCAAGAAACAAGAATGGTTGCATTGCAGCAAAGAATTAGAGACATAGACGCAAGCCGCAGCTTGATTGGAGACGACTTAGCTGATCAGCAAATTCAGGCAGAAAGAGGTCTGTTCACGACGTTGGAAATTAAAGAGCATCTTGCGGCACAAGATGCAAAAGCCCTTAAGGATCAAGAGGAATTGGCTAAGGCGCAGGCTGATGCCACAGCGGCAGCGGCAAAAGCTGCAGAAAAGCTAGACAAAGTTTATGAGTCAATTGGCGACACAATCACAACAGGCGTTGTTGATAGTTTGACCGCTGCCGTAGAGGGCACCAAGTCGCTAGCAGAGGTTGCCTCAAACACTCTTAGAAGCCTTGCTAACACTATGTTGAAATTCGGCTTGAACAGCTTCTTTAGCGGTTTGGGCAATGACAGTGGCACTGGCATTGGCGGCTTCATTGGCAAGCTTTTCCCTAAAGCCAATGGCGGCAGCGTAATGAGTAGCGGCTCTTATCTGGTCGGCGAACGCGGGCCCGAGCTTTTCACTCCAGGCCGCAGTGGCAGCATCGCGCCGAACAACAGCTTGGGTGGCTCTAACGTAACGGTGAACGTCGATGCTTCTGGCTCTAATGTTGAAGGCGATGCTGAGCAGTCCAAACAGCTTGGCAAGGCAATTGGCATTGCTGTTCAGCAAGAGCTGATCAAACAACAACGACCCGGAGGCTTGCTCGGTTAATGGCTACTTTCCCCAGCATCAGTCCTGACTACGGAGCGCAAAAAGCTAGTGAACCTAAGGTTCGCAAAGTCCAATTTGGTGATGGCTACGAACAGCGTCTGACCTATGGGCTACACCAAAACGCAAAGATTTGGACCTTGGCCTTCTCAAACATTACTGAGACACAATCAGACGAGATTGAGACATTCCTAGATGCACGCGCATTAGACAACGCGTCGTTTGATTGGACGCCTCCAGGCTCTTCAACAGCTTATAAATGGGTCTGTGAATCGTGGGTTAAAAGCATTCCCTACGCTAACCGCGCCACGATCAACGCTACGTTCCGTGAGGTCTTTGAGCCCTGATGGCTATTCCAGTATCTGAGCTTCAGAAGATTAATCCCGGCAGCGTTATTGAGCTGTTTGAGCTTGAGACGACTGCGGCATTACATGGCACAGATTTTACTTATAGGTTTCACGCCGGTATCAATGATGTCGGAACGGGCGCTCAAAAAGTAATTTGGAATAGCAACGAGTATTCAATTCTGCCAATAGAGGCTGACGGGTTTGAGTACAGCGCAGAAAGTAGCAGCTTGCCCCGACCTACTTTGACGGTGGCAAACCTGCTCGGAAGTATTACGGCAATTTTGCTTGAGGTGAACACGACAACACCAGGCAACGATTTGACGGGTGCAAAATTTACACGCATCCGCACGTTGGCACGGTATATCGACGCTGCAAACTTTGAAGGAGGAAGCAATCCGTTTGGAACGCCAGACCCTAGCCAAGAGTTCCCTCAAGAGATTTACTACGTTGCGCGAAAGGTTTCTGAGACTAGAGATGTTGTTCAGTTTGAGCTTGCAGCTGTATTTGATTTAGCCGGTGTTCGGGCTCCAAAAAGGCATTGCAGTCAAAACCTTTGCCCATGGATTTATAGAGGCTCAGAATGCACGTATTCCGGGTCGGCAAAATTTGATGAAAACAATAATCCGGTCGATCAATCTTCGGAAGACGTATGCGGCAAAAAGCTAAGTAGCTGTGAGATTCGTTTTGGCGCTGACAATGAGTTACCTTTTGGCGGTTACCCTGGTTTAGGAACGTTTGTTGTATGAAGGCAACCGCAAGAGCTAAGGCACTGGAGCACGCAAAGGCTGAAGATCCATGTGAAGCGTGTGGCTTGCTGGTCATCATCAAAGGTCGTGAGAAGTATTGGCCTTGTAAAAACCTTGCAGAGACAAACGAGTTTTTCATCCTTGATCCTGCTGACTACGCAAACGCAGAAGACAAAGGCGAGATTGCAGCAGTAATCCACAGCCATCCTGTGACACCTCCAGTACCAAGCGAAGCGGATCGTGTTGCGTGCGAAAAATCTGGTTTGCCTTGGTATATTGTCAACCCAAAGCTTGAGACCTGGGGCGAATGCCAGCCTGATGGCTATGTTGCGCCGTTGATTGGTAGGTCTTGGGTTTGGGGCGTTAGCGACTGCTGGACGCTGGTTCGCGATTGGTATGCAGAACAGGGCTTGGCGTTACCTGATTGGGACCGTCCCACAACACCAGACGAGTTCAACGAAAATCCAATGTTTGATGACTGCTGGAAGAATGCAGGCTTCTACGAGGTGGACATTGCTGAGATGCAGGCTGGTGACTCAATGCTGATGGCTATTGATTCAAACAAG